GTCAGTTCAGCACTCCGCAGCCAAAACGGATTTGGAAGATAGTTATCTCTCTCATCAGGCTGACGGAGATCAAGAATTTTGATTGTTGCCATAATGTTCTCCTAGTGAATAATTGTATAGTCAGCAAAGACATAATACTGACCAGTTGTTTGAAGTGTTCCAGCTGTAATGGTAACCATCCCTGCACCACCGGTTAGCCAAAGTCCGGGAAAGGGAAGAGCACCATAGTCGCTAGTACCAAAGTCTGTTACAATATTAGATCTCTTCCAGCCAGTTGTTCCAACTGCAGTTTCTGTTGCTGTCATAAAGTAGTCTACATCGGCAGTAGTTCCATTACCTTTAATACCAAGGGTAACGTCAGTAGCAGAGCCAGCTTCTACTACATAAAGCCAGACATCCCTTACAAAAGCAAACTTGGGAAGTTTCACCATGTCAAAGGTATCTGCAGCAGGATTAGTTAAGAGCTTAGACCTGTAAAGGCGGAAGTTGTCAGCCGCCGCTGTTGCAACGTAGCTTGTCATACTTCACCCCCTTATTGCAGTCTGTCAGCCCAAGCAGAACCTACAACTCTGCCATAATCTCCAGAAGTTGTAAATGATACTGCCTTGCAGCCAAAGATACCGCCACCACGAATCATAACAAAACGCTCTGCATCCTTAGTATAAGGAACAAAGGACATGGTAGTAGATTTACTCTCACCAGCTCCACCCCATGCCCAGCAAGCGGCTTGCGCTCCAAGAAGAACACAGCGATAGACACCATCATAGCTACCAGTACTGTTCGAGGTATTAGTCCTTGGCACCCTCTCACTCTTAGAGATCAGTAAACCATTATACTCAATCTCTACTTCTGGCATTTTGAGCTTTCCTGCTGCACGCTGCAAGTCACCCCATTCACCAACGTTAGTATTTCTCCTCAGGCTATCAAACATATAGTTATGCATCATAACCCTGAAGTAGTTCTTTCCTCCCATTTTCAGAGGACGAACTTTGAAGCAATCAGTATTAGGAATCTCGGCTCGTTGCTTCATAGCATCAAGAAATCCTAGATCAACAGTATCTGCACTGGTAAGAGCTGCCTCACTAGCAGCACCATTCATAAACATATGCTGATTGGAATTTGGTTCAGCAATTGCCTGAGCAAATGCAGTTGATGATGCAGACATATCTCTTCCACAGAATACAAATGCAGAATTTCCTACAAGGTTGTTCACTGCATAATCAGAGAGTCTCTCAACCCACCATTCCTGCAGACCGGCTTTTCCTTCGGTCATAAGATTATAAGGAACTCTCTGCTCTTCCATTCGACCACCAGTATCAACGGCATGATTCAGCTCCTCGATGGTCAGATAGAAATTGCGGAAGGAAATCTTTTCTTCATTTCCTTCTACAGTATTATCACCAACAATACCAGTTCCACTTAACGGAAGCCTGATATCCATCTTAATCTGATCTCCTTCGCCTTTTCCAAGTTCATTTCTAACCTGGATAATAGCATCAGAGCCAGTACCAAGAAGATAATTTACTTCAATATTTGGGTAGATTATGCTAAAAAGATCCCTAGCCCATTTCTTTCTTGTTGCTGCATCATTCGTCAAGAACTTTGTCTTAGGTGCCATTTTATATCTCCTATTTCAATTCTCCAGCAAGATATTGTTCATAGATATCTTTTGGAACTTTAGTTAATTCAAGTTCATCCATAGCATCGATCTTAGCCGCTGTCCAACCAGAACCTTCACCAGGAGAACCAGGAACACTTGCGATGCTGCCAGGTGCATTGACTTTCTCCTTTGTCTTCTTACTGTCAGAATCCTCGGAACCCGTGTCTTGTTTCTTTGAACTCTGTCGGTAATCAGGGTGATATTCTTTTATAAGTTTGTAGAGATACTTATAAGGACTTACTTGTTTTCCCCAAATAAATTCTTCAACTGCTAAAGAGGCATGGTGATAATCCAGTCCTTCAGACTCTACTACTTGCTTTGTAATAGCATCAAGGATAGTTGAAATATGGCCTTCTGAACAGACTTCAGCAACATCAGCATAAGTCTTAGTGCTAGCCATAGTATCAAGTTGCATATCAAAGATACCATCTTTCAGTTCATGAATAGCTTT